CAGGCCGGGAAGGCTGCACAGGAGTTCGACTCTCCTGCTGGGCGCAATTGGCAATATCGCCGAGAGAATAACTTTGATTTTTGGTATTAAAAACAGGAGAATTATGACACAATTACAGCAATTTTTGTTCGAATTATCGTTCGGACAGACCAGGAGAATACGCGAATATATGCTGAAACGATATAACGTGTATTGCAGTTCAATGAAAGACCTGGAGCAGGCCATAAATGATTATATACCGAATGAGGATATATTAGAAGAGCTGTCAGAAGTATTGGCATGACAGGAGAGTCCTGCACGGGAGAATGGCCGAGAGAATAACAGGCTTTTAGTAGACGATAATAATACCGGAATAATATGGACAGCAAGAGAACTTACGTGTATAATGTGGTGCTGCAGGAGAATGACGTATGCCCACAGGGTGAGCTCCTGACAGACAAAGAGCTCGAGAGAATGAAGTTACACAATCCGAGACGCGATTGGCCGAAGACAGCAAAGGCTAAAGTATATGCCGAGAGTTGTTACATAAGCTTTGGCGTACGGTTTGGACGAGTGAAACAATATCTAAATACGGGAGAATAATATGAAGAAGACAGTTTATTTGTACGTTGAAAGAGACGACAGCGAATACGACTATAAAGCCGGATTTGCAAGCTACACTGAGGCAAATGACTATCGGCAAGAATGCCAACGCAGTTGGATGTGTCACTGTGACTATGTATATCTTTGGACCGGCTCCGAGAGAATTAACCTCACAAGAATGCCGAAAGACGAGATAAACAAATTGTTAAAACAGTTTAACATACCGGAATAATATACAAATAAAGAATATTAATAATATAAAAACAGTGGTATTATGGATGAAAGTACATTCGGTTGGCTCATAGAGTACGAGCAGCAACTCAGAGAAGCTGGGTATGATGAGAAAACAATTGCTCATCTTGTATTAGAAGCAGTTAAATAATATAAAACAGGAGAATATGAGCAGCAAGAGAACTTACATCGCTACATTCTGGCGTAGCAATCTGCAACTGAAGAATGGCGGCTATTATACGACAAAGGAATTTCAATCTGTGTCGCTTCAAGGAGCAACAAAACAAGCCGAGAGATATGCAGCTAATAATGTGTATGGAGGCATGGCAGTAAAAAGTGTTGAACTAAAACAAGAGAACAGCAATGGAGAATAACAGAAGCAAATTTGAGTCACACGGCTATATTATAAATAGTATAGCCGAAAAGCTGGAAATTCAAATCAGCCAGTCAGGAGATGCGGCTCGTTACCAATCCACAATACGGTGGTCTTCAAGAGGCACGGAAGTAATTCACGGCCGTTGGCAAGAGATACGCTATTCCAAGAGAAATAACAGCCCTTATATAACAATGTTCGGCAAAAGACTTTATTTAACCAACTTTATGCGTAATGATTATGGCAGACGATAGATTTAATTACATGCTGCTTGATCGCCTCCGCTGCGATTGTGAGTACTACCTCGGTTATGGTAACCGTGATGCAAATCACAGCCTTTGGGCTCATGACGAGCAGAAACAAATCGATAAAATGCGAGAGCTTTACGATTTGTTGCCGATAAAGCCTGAATGGCTTACAAGAGAACAAATTGACGCTTATGCGGCTCAGATGGGAGCCAAATAACAACCAACATTTTTTAACGAAAAAAGTTCTTAAAACGGTGCTCTATATCAAAAATAAGTAGTATATTTGCATATACTTAAAAAGATATGGCGCAAGCCAATAACAGAAATAAAGATACTAACAATTCAAATTACAGTAATATGGTAACAATGAAATTTTCAGCAACCAAGTCAGAAACGTTGTTTTTGACACCAACAATTGCAGTTGAACAAAACAACTCAGAAACAGCAATCCGATTTGCTCTTTGGCACGGCGTGTTCAGTGTAGAGGTAAGCAAGAGCTACAAAACCGTAAAAGCTAAATAACATGGCAAGAAACGAAATGTTTGTAGAGGTTTATAGGCTTGAAGTTGAGGCCACTCGAGAGAATTTGGACAGTATGGAGAACTTCATAGAAGCCATTTCGGATTGCGCTATCGTGTCCAACGATGAGGGTTATGTAGCTATCATAGTAGCGTCTTCGGATGCCTTAGGGACAACGAAATTGGCTAATATGGCACTCAAATTCTTTGGCAAGGAGGGATATAGTATAAGTACTCTCGGACTCTTAGGGCCGTTTAAGAAACTCAATTGATATTTTTTAACATAAAACTTGGAAAAAAGTTCCCAAAGCGGCTCAATAATTCAAAAAAACATAGTATATTTGCAATATCAAAATTAAACAATAACATTTTAATAACAATTCAAAATTTACAGCATTATGACAACAAAGAAATTTTCGCAGATGACAACGAAGAAGCTGAACGCTCTTTTGGCAACAGCAAGTGATGAAGACAAGAAGGCTATCGAAGCCGTACTCGCAGCTCGTGAACAGGCTCAGGCCCCCGCTGCTCCTGCAGCTCTTGGGACAACCGCAGAAGAGACTCCTGCAAGTGAAGAAGAAACTCAGCTCAGCCCTGAGGAAGAAGCAGCTATTAAGGCAGCTGAAGAGAATGGCGGGCTCAACCCGCTTTACAATGGCAGCAAGGCAACTCAGGAGAAAAAGCCAAAGATGACCGATGAGGACCGTCATGCACTGGCCGAAGAGCTGAAGAAGAACGTTAACCACCGTTGTCAGGCAGTTCCTTTCAACACCGCAGAATGGGTTGACGGCTATATCGCCGGAGTGATTGAAGAGAAGCGCAGCAATAAGGTACTCTATGCAATCAAGACAGACGACGGACGCCGCATCGTTAAGGTACATGACAGCAATCTTGTTCGTATTCTGGACGAAGTTGTTGAGCCGGAGAAGAAAGCCCGTGCTCGCAAAGCAAAAGACCCGGCAGACAAAATTGAATGGACACCGGAAGCAATTGCCGAAGAGGTTAACGAAGTTATCGGCAATGTAGGTAAAACGGTAGAATTTGAGAAATACCGCACTACAGATGAAAACGGCGAAGAGCACATTGAAATGGTAATCGGCCGTATCGTGGCAATCGTGCCTGACAAACGAGCTCAGCGCTTGCTCTACCGCATTTCAGTTCCGGCTCCTATCGAAGGCAATCCGCTTGCAACGAAGACCATGCATAAGGTTGTTACCGCTGAAGGACTGCTGATTGCCGGAGAGTTCGACGCAGAAGGTGCACAGCTCAATGCCAAGTATCTGGAGCGCCGTGAGGCAGCAGCAACCCGCACTCCACTTACTCCTCAGGACCGCGTAATTCGCTGCGAGGAGAATGTGAAGAAGGCAGAGGAGAAGCTGCAGAAAGCTCAGGAAGAGCTGGAAGCCAAAAAGAAGCAGCTTGAGGATGCAAAGAAGGAGCTGGATGAATATCTCGCCGGTCAGGCAAATGGAGAAACTGCCGAAGCTCCTGCTGAGACTACAGCCGAAGAGGAGTCACTTGCATAACACAGCCAATCAGTCAATGAGGACCGTCTCGCGCGAGGCGGTCCTTTCTTTTTATGCTTTTGTGATAAAAAATTATTGCCTAATAGCCATGTACAAAAGCACACGGCTATTTTTATATAGCAGCATTATTTGTTAAAAAATGTAAACATCCAGAAACATGCCTCTTTCGCGTTCTAGGACACTTTTATATTAAGCCTTATACTTAATACATATAAATGATTTGGACGCGATAGAGGTCATCTGTGGAGTTTCTAGATATGAATTTTTATATGACTCAAGCCTATTATTTAGGCTTGGTGCTGCTACACTTTGGTGCTACATACTGCAATTGTTAACAGCCATAAAATTATTGGTAAAAAGCAAGGCTCAAGAGATGACCTCTATCGCGTTCAAATTTGAGAGATATATAAATTATCATCTTCGAAAAGAAATGATGCGAGAACGCGAAAGAATGATATTCTCGAATGAATTTTAGGGCTTATTACGTCTCCACTTTTATAGGCAAAGCTGCAATAAACCAGATAAAAATTTTTATGTTAAAGTCTGTAAAACAGTGATTTATATCAAGATTATTTTGTACTTTAGCTTATAAAAGAACAAAAGTAAAACTGTTAAAAAATGTTACACACTAGAACACATAAAAGCTGCATGGTCATTATGATTAAACAGCTTATGCCTGAGTGTACAAGCTGTGTAGCTCGTGTGCACAGTGGACTATGCAGCAATTGTCCACATTGGACCCCGAGTGTGGTACAGGAGTTAACAGAGGAAATGGCCGAGAGAATATCCGCCACAATTGGACAGGAGAATATCACAAGGCCCAACGAGAGAAATGTTGAACAAAAATAAATAATTGCAATATGGAAATAAATGAACAAGAGAATACCCAAGAGGTACAGCAAGAGAATTTGCTTGATGGCTCTCAGTCAGTTCAAGCAATGCAAGAAGAAAATGAACTGCCAATCGCTGTTCAATTAGTTCAGCCTCAAGCTGCTTTAGATGAAATAGCGGAGCTTGAGAAGAAATATCGTGAAACTATAGAACGGGAGAATAAATGAGCAATTTTGTTTTAGATTACAGCAAAAAGCAGACTTTGCAAATATCAAATGATGCTTTTTGCTTTTTGTATTATGGTGAAGAGCCATTAGACGAAGACAATTTGGAAGAAGCCAATGAGGTATCTGAAATGTTTTCCAATAATTTTTATATAGAAGATGATTGGAAAGCGGTTGATGACTCAGACCTTATAGAATGCACATTTGTTCCGTATGTTGAAGACCAAGCCGATTATGATGAATATGAGGACCTTACTAAATATATTCAGCAGCAAATAAAATGGCTTGATGCAAATCATATTAGAGTGTGGTGGTTTAATAACCAAACTGGGACGAGAGAATTACGTGGTGATTTTAAGGTTTATACCAATAAATATGGCCTTAAGTGTTTTCATACAGGCAATCAAGATGAGGATTTTGTGACAGGAAAAATGAGCCTGTATTTTTTGAAGAATTTCAAGAAACGCGTAGCTTAACAAGTGAACGAGAGAAATATAAGGCAGACTACAAAAAAGTAGTCTGCCTTTTTTACATTAAGCTTTCATCTTCTTCTATAACGAGAGAATAACCGACTCCTCGTATAGTTTCTATAGCTACTCGGTTATCCATTTTAAGCATATTTCGCAGCATACATATATGGACGTCTAAGCTACGTTTATTAAAGTAGTTATCATCAGTCCATACTTGTTGCATAAGTATTTTCTTGGGTAATGTTTCGTTTTTATAGGCACATAATAAAGCAAGAACTTGGCTTTGTTTATTATTAAGCTGTGTTTTTACATTGCCTATAGTAAGAATTTTATCTACTGCATTAAACAGGTAATCGCCTATCTCATAAGATGGCTCTATACTTCTTACTCGCACACCACATCTTTTCAAAACAGCTTTTATTCTTCTTATAAGCTCTTCAATGTTATATGGCCTTATAACGTAATCATCAGCGCCTTCATCAAATGCTTCAATAACATACTCATATCTGGCCTTGTCTGATACCATTATTACTGGTATTTTATCATCTGATTTGCGCAAAAATTTTAATGGCTTTAGCCTCATAGAGGCATCTGTTGTTTTATAATGGCTTAATATGCATAAGTCATAATTCTTTTCTCTGATTTTGATTAGTATATCATTCTCAGTTGAGGTTATTACTTGAAAGCCGTTATACACCAAATAATCTACCAGGATTTTACAGTCTTCATCTTGATAGATTAAAATTCTTGGCAATGCTAATTTAGTGTTATTACTTTTCATACCATTTCTTTAATTTTGTTTTGCAAATCGTTATATAGAACTTCATACCAAAATGGATTAAGCCTTAACAGGTCAAAGTATGAATATACGCCTTTTTGGTATATTAAAGAAGCATATTTAAGCTCTTTGTCCGCTCTTTTTTTAAGATGCTCATGATAGAACTTTATGGACTGGTCCACATTTACCAAGAATGGTGATTTATGCTCCATAAGAACTTTCTGCTCTGTATTTTGAGCAAAGTAATATGGAATATTAGGCATTGCCCAGAAAGTTAATCCAGCACCATATTCCTCACTTGCTTTATATAAAAAGCCAGGGCATGGACGAATTGAGTCAGGATATAAGCTTTTACATATTCTTAACCTACGTGGAATAAAAGGATTAAGTAAAGTAGTTAATCGCTTGTTTATATAAGTTGAGTATTTATCAACCATTCTTGTGTGTTCTTTAACAAGTGATGAAACTAACAGCTTAATCCTTTCATTTCCTATAGGGTCACTCAGGCGTATGTATTCTTGCCTGAAAGCTTCACGCTGAATACGTATTCTATCTTCTTTAAGCCGTTGAGACTTTTTCCTTTTAGCTTCTATGCTAGCCATCGCAGCTCTGCGCTGTCCCTCAGGTCCAAACAGTTTTACACCTTGGCAATTGTTTGGACCTAAACCTGTCCATGGCATTTTATCTCCATATCTAGCTTCAATCTCTCTGTTTTCCTGCTCTTCTTCAGATAATTCAACATGCTCTTCTTCCAAGGTAATTTTTTCAATCGCCTCAGATTGAGCCTCTTGAATATCCTCATCATCGCTTTTAATTTCATCGAGAAATTCAAAGAGTTCCTTTTCGGTTAAGTCTCCATATTGCTTAATATCTTCCATGCCACTTAAATAATGACTTGATTATATCTTTTCCAGCTTGCTTGTTAAGCAATCCAAAATATGCAATTGCAAGCATGAGTCTTGCTATTTTATGCAATACCCATGCTAATAGATATATAGGGAAATAAAGTACACCTACACATCTCCATAAAAATTTAAGCACCTTTTTCATCTTCTTCCTTTTTAACCATTATTGTTTCTTCTACTTTTTCTCCCTCTTCTACTTGTTTTAACTCAAGATAGGTTCTATGAAAAGCTTCATCACCTATCCCTTTAATAAAAGTTCTAAGTGTAGAAGGATATTCGCTTGCATTTATAGTCTTATCGACTACTTTCGCGTAAAGAGCAGCAAGAGCTTTAGGCTCAAATACCTTTTTCTCTTGTAATCTTTCAATGGGACCTCTTTTGAATTGAACATCTGGATGTTCATTCATAATCTTCGTACGAGTTAAGTACAAGTCCTTAATCAAAGCCTCAATATGCTTTTCAAACTGAGGCATTTGAATAATATCAATAACTTTCAAATCTTCCAGCTTCATTTTTATAAGTTTTTAAGTTGTTGTTTATAATACTTTTCTTGCATATCGAAGTGTCTCTTATATATATGCAAATCATGAGCAAAATGGTAATAAGTGCCTATTGGCACACCGAGCTCATCTGCAACTAATTGTTGAAGCTTTGTCCAACAATACTGGTCATTGCAAAAGCCATAAACCAAATCATTGCTTCGCATAGTTACACACATATCAAGAGTTCCTATTTGAGGCTTAATATCGAATCCGACTGATAACGTACAAGGTGTATCATACTTATAGTCATCCTTCTCTTTGCCATCAAAGATTGTAAACCAAGCTTGGCGAGTATCTTTATTCTCCTTGAGTTGTTCGATACACTTAGCCAATTGCTTATTGCGTGTCCATTGCCAACCATAATTTGAATTGACTATGTTATCGCCTCCATGCATTTTATCCCACATAGGAGCAAACTTCTTAATGTTTTCTACACTCCTGTCTCCTGACATATACCAGGCATATTCGCGCTCTGCATATCGTTCACTGAATTTACGCCATTCAGTTGTTATGACTCTTTGAGTCGGGTCAAGAATGTAAAAGCCAACGTTGTAAACAGCTTTTGTTCCAACATTAGTGTTTATTCCTTGGCCCATAATAAAAGCATATAGGTCTTCAAAAGCCTCAGTAGCATTTTTATAAGCTATATTCATGCCTCTTCATGTTCATAAGTTAATACTAGAGTTGCTCCATAATCATACCAAAGAAGTTCTTCAAGCTCTTCTTTAGTATGGCAATTGTATCTACACATTTCAGCCTCTAAGTCATTAGGGCTGTCTATTATTAGTGTATTTTCAGCTATAGTTGCCATATCATTTAACTATTTTATTAGTGCTACTGTTATAAACTCTAAACAACAACTCTTCAGCTTCCTCATTCATGGCATTGCAAATACTTATTGCTTCTTCCATAGATAAGCCTGTAAGTTCTTCATCGTCATCATTTACTGCAATTTCGCCAGTTATAACTCTAACATCAAATGAGTTTGCAGAAGCAAAAGCCTTAGCGGCATCAAGAGCTTGTATACAAATATAGTGTACCGCATCCCAGTATATATAAGATAAAGTACTTGTATCTTTTAATATATCTATGTAAAGCTCTCTCAACTTTTCTGGCTTAAACCATCCATGCTCATCCATTCGCCTATATTCAGCAAGCCATCTGCCATATCCATTTGTGGCCTTAAATCTGTTGGCATAAACAGCCACAAATCTAAGAAATTGGTCTGTATAAACGACTTGTGGAATTTCAACTGTTTTCTTCTTGAGCTGTTTCATGTGCTTAAAGTTTATATATTCTCGCGCGTTCTAGAGCACGCCTATCATTCCATTATATTCAATCATTCATGTACTTAAAGCGCGATATTGCGCGCGAGAATAATGTGAAAATCAATCCTTAGTATGACCCAGTAGACCCGAGTGCTCCATCACCACGTTCGGATGAACGGCTGAAAAGCTCTGACTCAGAAACTTCTTCAAGGCCTTCATACGATACAGGCACAAGAATAAATTGTGCTATTTTCATACCTGGCTTAATGTGGACCTTGGCTTTGCCGACATTAACAACATGTATATGAATTTCACCTTGGTAATCTTCATCTACAATCTTGGCTCCGAGGATAACGATGCTTTCAAATGCTTCTGCTTTCGGTGTTCTACCAGCTCCAAGGCAAGCCCATTTAGAAGTTACAACTCCTGATTTATCAGCTGCCATAAGCATATATCCTTCTGGAATTTCCATCTTAATACCTGATGGTATTAAAACATCAGTTCCTGGATTTACGATAAAGCCTTTGTTATTTCCAAAGTTAGGAACGAAAAAATCAATTCCTGCTGCTTTACCAGTCCCACGAACAGGAGACTTTACATTTCTTATTTTTGCAAACTTCATAACTACACTATTTTAACAAGTTCCTTAGCTGCTGTTTCTACAGCTCTAGCAAGTCTATGTTCAACTTCTGGACTTATAAGGCTGTAAACTCCTTCTTTTTCAAAAGCATCAGCCATGATAGCTCCAATTTTTGAAAGCTTAGGATTAGAAGCGTTAATGCCATGCTTATCCATAAGTTCTTTGTTGTACTCATACTTAATACCTCTACCTCCTTCTACAGGAATAAGCTTGGCTATTTCTGCATGAGTATTTGACTTTCCGCTCGTAGGAACAGTGATAATAATCTCCTGATTGGTTGTCATGCACATATCTGTGCACATTTCCATTACTTCATTGAAGTTGCGTTTAAACTCTCTTGGAGTTACTGAAATTAAACTTTTCATAATGATGCCAAATTAGCAATTAAGTTCAACATATATGTTACATTAAATCGTCATCGAATAAACTTGGTTGCTCAGTGGCTTTAGGAGCAACTTTTACATCTCCCGGCTTACGCTTTAATACCCAAAGAGTATTACGTGAAGCATCTGGGAACATAGGAGCCATGATATTGGCAATGAGGTTTGAGTCATAATACTCTTTAAGAGCATCAAACATTTTCTGCTGCCAATCATTCATCAGTGGCTTATAGTCTTTAGCCGAAGCAAATGTACCGAACTTCTTTACTATGTTGAAGTGTTTCAGCAATATGCCTTCAAGTTCCCAATGGTCAAACTCTTGCACATCAACTCCGCGACCATCACCTGAGTCATAAGTATGATTACCAGCTGCTCCTACAGATGGGTCATAGTTTGGAGTTGAAAGGTAATAAGTAGCGTTATTATTGCCACAAGCCTTAAAGTTCTCCAAAAATGCATCTGCATTCTGTTTGCCAACGTGCTCAAGCACTTCAAAAGCGCAGACTTTGTCAGCATTAAATTTGCTGAAATCCATGTAGTTTTTAACAAGGTCAGCAACATAGAAATGAGCCCAAGGTACATTGGCATACTTCTCAGCTGCTTCTTGAATTGTTTTTTCACGAATATCGATACCGATATATTCTTTCTGCTTAAACTTGTTTCGGTATAATACCTCAAGCAAGTTAGCAGCTCCACAGCCAAAATCAACAATAGACTCACCAATTTTGGCTTCTTTCAAGATATGAGTCCATCGCAGATAATGCGCAAATTGGTCTCTGTGGAATACGTGACGCTCAAAGGCCTGGTCAGGTCTGAGGTCTGTTGTGTTATACACTTTTGCCATAATTATTGTTTAATAAAATTTATGTTGTCAGATGAATAATACACAGTATTTGTGCTTTTTACTCTATAAATAGCATTGTTAGATAATTTGCATTCTATAATACAGTGTGAAGTACAATAGGCATTGCCGCATGCTTCTACTGTGGCATTGTCACATGCTTCTACTGTGACATTGTCGCATGCTTTCACTGTGGCATTGCCGCATGCTTTCACTGTGGCATTGTCCCATGCTTTCACTGTGGCATTGCCGCATGCTTCTACTGTGGCATTGTCACATGCTTCTACTGTGACATTGCCGCGTGCTTTCACTGTGGCATTGCCGCATGCTTTCACTGTGGCATTGTCGCACAAAAGAAACCCAGACCGAACCGAAATGTTGATAAATATATCATTTTGAGCAAAATCCTCACGATATTGCATTAGCAAGTTAGAAGTAATAACTTTGTTGTTAAAGCACCAATTAAAATTGTCTTTAATAACGCTGCATAATTCTTGAAGTGTTTCAGATTTATACGCTCGGCTGTATTGCTCAGTACATGCTTTAGCTGCTTTAGCGCGATTAAGAATTTCAGCTTTTATATCTTCAAAATCTGTTTTCTGTGTCATATCATTTTGAGTTATTAAGTTTAAGGTAATTATTTAATGCGCCCATATAAGCAACTGCATCAAGCAAGTTATCTTCTTTGTGGCTATATGCCTCACGTGATAGCTTAAGAGCAATCATTGCTCTATACATTCCAGCTGTTGTAATTTGCTGGTCTTTTGGCGACATCAAATTATAAATAGCTGCTGCTTTTTCCATTGATGCCTGAAATGGTCCGTATTGACGCTCTTTTTCCTCTGAGCGTTCATTTACAATCTTGTTTGCTTGTTCTAAGATGTTCATAAGTTAAAACTGCTTTTAATTTTATCTCTAAATTCTTTGTTATTTTTCAGTAGCTCGTATATTGCATTGGCAGATACGTTTATTGTAAACTGCCTCATATCGTCATTTTCTTGGAAATACCTAAGGAAAACCAGTATTTCCTTAAGCATTTCGTTATTCTCTTTTAACAGTTTAAGTATCTCATCCATTACAGCATCGATTTTAGTTCTGCTTTTAATCTTTTTGCATCAGCACCTCTAAATGTTTGTGCATTTACCAAGAAGTATCTAACAATATCTCCTGCAGTATCATAAAAATACATAGCATTCGGATCTGAAGTATCAAGTGTTAGCATTGCCTCTAAATAAGGCACTGCGCCAAAATATACATTAAGCCATGTTGACTTTATATCTTTGGCTATTTGCTGAAATGTTCTTTTCTTGTCCATTTTATTATCTTTATTTAGATATGCAAATATACTAATTTTCTCCGAGAATAGAAAATTTTTTCATTATAAAATGCACTCACTTAACACTTCTTAACTTGGCCAGATTTTATTGCTCTTCTGGATATTCTATTTGCAGTAATTCTTTGCAAAATTGAATAACTTGCTCATAATTATTATATGCAGTTTGAGTAATAATTCTCCGCTGAAGTATCGTTAGCTTATTTTTAATAATAAACTTATTTATATTAAGAGAGAGAGCTTTATCATTGCATCTTCTTTTATCTCCTAACTGAATAGCTAACTGAGCATAATGAATACATTTCTTTATATCCTGCGCTCCATTTTTAGCTCTATACCTGCTAATATATTTTATAATGCATCCTTGTATAAAAGAGCATCTTAAAGCAGTTATAAGCTCTATTGGTTGCATAGCCATATCTTTATAATGGCTACCACCTATTTGTACATCTGTTGCTTTCATATCAATATACTTTACGTTTACGATTATCTGGTATATACCCATTTGCCACTCTCAGTTCATCCATAAACATAACGGAGTTGTAATGTTTAGGAAATTCTTTTATTACCTTAAAGCTTGCTGTTTTATCTTTCACAAAGCTATTATCGTCTACAGGCTCTACATATCCAAGTTTTACAAACTTATAAAGATACGCGGTTTCTGAGTTTCTACCTGGCTCTTTACCAAGCAGAATTTCTTTTGAACTTACTACTTTGCCAACATTATTGTTAACAAATTTTACCATTTCCGGAAATACCGGGGCTTGCTTTCCATTACGTCCCATATTACATAAATTTTTTATATTTGTCAATTTTTGCTTTTATGCTATCCATTAAGGCATTTTGCTTTTTATCTTTTGCTTTAAGTGCTCTGATTACATCTTCATCATGAGTGCCTTGCAAAATTAAATGGTTTATAACAACATGATTTTGCTGTCCCTGGCGATATAATCGAGCATTAAACTGCTGATATAATTCAAGACTCCATGTTTGCCCAAACCAAACTATTATGCTACCTCCTGCTTGAAGATTAAGCCCATGACCTGCTGATGCTGGATGTGCCAACATAACTTGTATTTTACCAGCATTCCAGTCTTCAATATCTTTATTGTTTTTAAGCTCTCTTGGCTTATATTTTTTAAGATACTTAACAATTCTATCTCTATCAAACTGATAGGTCCATGCCACAAGTACAGATTGGCCATTTGCATCTTCGATTATTTCCTTAAGAGCTTCAAGCTTAATATCATGAATTGGAAACACATTTCTTTCTTCATCATATATAGCTCCATTAGCAAATTGAAGTAATTTATTTGAAAGGGCAGCGGCATTGACTACGTTTACTTCCACAGGCTTTTCAACAAATACTGAATTGCCATTTTCGTCTTCTTGCTCAATCGTTTCAGCAGCACTTATTAAGTCAAGCACTTTATTCTTTTCAAAGTCATCGTATTGCTTCTTTAGAGCTTCAGGCATTCTAAGCTTTATATAGTTATCTGTCCTAAACGGCATTTCAAGATAATCATCGGCTTTCATGCTTATGCAAATATCCTCTATTTTCTTATGTATTAGATATTCTGAGTCACTCATCAAATCGTATGAATATACGACATGACCATTCGTTTGACCTGGCCGAAAATACCTTTCTCTATATCTGGATATTGTCTTTTCAAGGCGCTCGCCTCTATCCATAAGATATATTTGAGGCCACAAATCAATAAGTCCATTTGGAGCGGGTGTACCAGTTAGTCCTACTAACCTTTTAAGATAAGGTCTTGCGCCGCGTAATGCCTTAAAACGCTCTGACTTATAAGACTTAAAACTGCTAAGCTCATCGACTACTACCATATCAAAAGGTAATTTGCCTCCGCCATATAAAGCACAAAGCCATGCAACATTATCTCTTGATATGATATAAATATCAGCTTTTGTTTCCATAACAGCTGCTATTCGCTGTTTAGCAGTACCTATAATCTTAGAAAAGCGCAAATGCTTTGTATGTTCCCATTTCTCTGCTTCTTCTTGCCAAACTGACTCAGCCACTCGTTTTGGAGCTATAACTAATACAGAATTAACTTCACAATAATCAAACATCAAATAATTTATAGCAGTAAGAGTTGATATGGTTTTGCCAAGGCCCATATCTACAAATACACCACAAAATGGATGCTCGATTATATGCTGCACGCAAGCTAATTGGTATTTATGTAAATCTGTTTCTTTCATCTTTTGTTACTGTTAAATATAGCTAAACAAGCTAAACCAAACAAAGCACCTATTATAAATGCAACTATGTTACTTATCATAAATTATACTATCTATAAATTGTTCAACGCCTTTTATCGTATCTATTACTTCAACTCTAAAACCCAAAGCTCTAAGCTTATTGTGCATATATGCCTGTATGCGTTTAGGCTTTCGTCCAGTTGTTTTTAATTCCACAAAAACTATTTTATGGCCTGGAAATAAGCACATTCTATCTGGTAAGCCTATAAGTTGGTCACACAGCAGTTTTATACACATGCCACCATTTATCTTAACAAGCTCAACCAATTTGTGCTCTACAACTTTTTCACTGTCTACCGTCTCTTTCTTCATAAGTTAAATTTATTGAACTTACAGTTACTCCTAGTATTTGCAATGACTGATTAAGCTTATCTTTAAGATTTTTCTTGAATTGAGCTACATCATTGCAAGCATTCTCTTCTGTTACATGGTTTTCATCATATTCTATTATTCTTAAAGAACCATCGGAGAATTTGCATACAGCTCTTAGTATTACATATTTCATAACCTGGCCATATAAATGTTATACTCACACTTATCCAAATTAAATTCCAGTTTGTCAACACAAAACTTTTGGCCATTGTATATAACGACTGTTTTGACAGATGGAATATGTTCTATATTTCTTGTTACAAGAAGCACAGAATTACGGTAATTTCCGTATTGCATTTTATAAAAATTTGCTATCATAATAAGCTATCTTTACGTTTATAGTATTTCTGTTTACCGTATAAAGGAAAGTTCTTAGTAGATGCTATAGCTTCCCATTCAGGCAATGACCTAAGAATTTCATTAACCTCTCTGGTATTATATCTTGACATTTCTGTCTTATCTTTGCCAAGGCACTCACACCATACTTCAGCAATGCAGACAAAATCTTTTTGTACTGCACCGTTTTTAGACAATGGGTCTTCAAGCCAACGTCTTCTGTCGTACAGGTCCATTTTATCCCAATCATCTGGAAATTTAGTATTAAGATATTCTTCAATAATACCTTTTCGCTCATCTGCTTCTGAGTGTTTATGTTGCTCAATCTTAGCAATTATATCTTCATCACCAACGAGGTATAAAGGCTCTTTTGCTAAATATAACTGATATGCTTCAGCCCATATTTGATTTACTTCATCTTGTGTAAGGTCATCATTTACAGACTTTGTAGCATATTCTGGCCTTACGTCTATAGGCATAAATCGTCTATTTCCTGTCGGGTCACGTAAGAAATCTTTGTTGTTAGTAGTACCAAAAAATACGCATTGCCTTTTATATGTTTCTACTGTTCTACCATACGCCGGCCTGAACATATCTTCTCTTTTTGATATGTAGTGCTTTATTGACTCTACTTCTGCTTTCTTAAGGCCTGAAAGCTCTGCCATTTCAATCAGCCACGCCCCTTGTATCTGCTCAAATGACTCCTTGCCCTGCACAGTCGTGAATGTATCTGAGAACCATTCCATGCCGAGCTTTTTAACGAAAGTACTTTTATATGTTCCTTGTTCTCCGACAAGTATAAGCGCTGTGTCGAACTTAATACCTGGCTCGAATACCCTCGCAACAGCCGCCACCAACGTCTTCCTAATGGCGGCTCTAGTATAAGCGTTATCTTCTGCTCCAAAATAATCAATCAATAATGTATTAACTCTCGGTATGCCATCCCACTTTTGAGCACATATATACTCTCTTATCGGATGGAACTTTTTCTTTTCAAATTCAAGCGCAAGCGCGTCGTCCACTTTTTGACTTGACACAATGCCGTAAACACACTCAATGTAATTACGAACACCAGAATAGTCAACATCACGAAGAGGCTCCACAGTATCGACTTTACGCCATGGTAACGAACGTGTAACATATCTTTTATTATCGAAAATGTTTAGCTTAAATACATCTTTTAAGAATTGGTCATGCTGAATTATTATATTCAAGTTATTGGCAGAATTATCATATTCGCCTTTTGTATTAGCGTCAAGCTCTTCTGTCCATGAAGTATCATATTCTTCAGGAACTTCTGCTTTTGCTTCTTCTGCAAACTCGAATTTAGCTTCAGCAAACTTTTCTTCAGCAATATGCTTTTTTGTTGTAGAGTCCTTAGAGGCAAATTCTTCCATTGCCTTAAAGCTCTTTTTATCTTTGTCTTCTTTTTCTTTGCCTGTATCTAAATGGCCAAATTTATGTATGCGAACTAAGTCAAATGCATTACATAGTCTACCTCCAGCAGGGTCTGTTCCATGATGAGAATATGCAAATTTATCATCATAGACTATTAAGCCCGCAGCTGTAGAGCCATTTATATACGTATATCGCCCTTCTCCAGCTGGTGTATATACATCTGAAAGAAAAGTCTCAATAGCTTCTTGTATAGTATAAGTACGACAGAAAACACCAATTATGCCTTTTTTATCTTCTGGGTCTTCTTGCTTTTTGATAGCTTGCATTATTACATCTGTGCTATCTGTAGCAGTTGGCCATTCGCTCGTATCATGCCAATCATCATATAGCCCAAGGATATAATCAGCTTCAAGGAAAGGTCCGTCTTGAAATTCAAAGTAGTACTCCATATCTGATGATACAGATGGCCAGAACATAAGTCTATTTACATCAAAAGTTGACTGGTCAAACAAATCAATGTTTAGGTCTCCAGCGACTTTTCGAGCAATAGCTTGATATTCTTCTTGCGATACTTCTCTATCAAGTGGAATTATCAATCTGTGCCTTGGTTTTTCTGGGCATGACTTATGAGTTGAGTGTATAACTGCCGCACAATCAAAAAGCATTTGGAAGTCCCACCAAAAGTTCTCATGAGAAAAGTCAATGTCTAAGGTTATAAGCTGCCTGTATAAGACATTTGTTTTTTCACGCTTACCGTTAGTAAGAAAACCTCCTACGAAGCCTCCTACGTCTTTTATCTTGCTTTGCTCTTCTTTTGTGGCATTCATAAACCGCTTATATGTTTCAGCGGTTACAACAGGCGTAGCTAACTTTTGAACTAAATCGCTCCAAGTAATTTTTGTATTTTTCCATACTTTACTTGAAACGTTTAGTCCAATAGCTATGCTCAAATTTTCATCATATTTCAATTTACCTACTTGCATAAATACTAATCATTTTTGGTAAAAATCCATAACTCCTCCATCTGCATTAAGTGGAAGGTCTTGTGCCCACAAAGGTGGAGTTGACATGATTTTTACCAAATTATCATACCATAGCTGAGCATTCTCTTCTGGAACCTCTGTTATAACTTCATCGTGTATTGAACCCACAATTCCATATCCAGCTTTTTCCATTCTAAGCATAGCATCACCTAATAAATCTCTTGATACAGCTTGAACTATATTTTCTGTTAGTTTGCCGCCATAGGTGTCTATGCTTATCCATTGTTTTGTTGTCTGGTCGATGCCTCTATAGCACAAACTTCGAATTGGAACTGTAGAACGGCCTATTTTCTTATCTTTGAATTCAGGCTTATAATAAAATAGTTTTCTGCCTACAGGCAATTCTATTGTCATAAATTCACCGTCACAATCAAATATAACATTTTTACTAGTGCACTTAACGGCTCTGTGGTATCTTACCGCTTCTTTAGAAGCCTCATCAATCTCTTTCCACATATCAACTATATTAGGATTAGCCATGCGCCATTTTCGTACGAGTGACATCATTTCTGTGTCTGAAAGACCCATTTTATCACCGCCCATGCGCTTTAATGCGCCAAGACCTCCTTCATAGCCTAATGCTAATTCGGATATTTTTGACTTGTCGCGAAGCACTGAGCCTTTTTTAATTTCAGACTTTGGTACTCCAAACATCTTTTCTCCAGTTGCTTCATAAATCTTACCGTCGCCATGAAATACATCTAATCGCCACTTTTCATCAGCGAGCCAAGATATAACTCTTGCTTCGATAGCTGAAAAGTCAGCAACTGCATATTTCATACCTTGTGGTGGTATAAGTGCTGTTCTTACAAGTTGCGAAAGAATATCTGCAACGTCATCATACATCATCTCAACCGTTTCCCAATCGCGAGCTCTAATTAATTCACGTGGTACTTCAATATGCGATATATGGTTTTTTGATAAGTTCTGCAACTGCAATAATCTACCTGCCCATCTACCAGTTCTATTTGCGCCATAGAATTGGAATGTACCTCTGACTCTGTAGTCTTTCATGGCACAATTGAGCATAGCATAATACTTCTTAATTGAAGTTTTTGATAGTTTTTTACGTATATTGAGCAACTCAATTACATCTGGATAGTCTGCAAACTCTTTAAGCAGGTCAGGCATTGTTTCTTTTGAAAGTGACAATATGGCATTACCTGTTTTCTTTTCTATCCATTGCCTAATTTGTATAGGCGAATTTGGATTTTCAAGGCTTGTTAACTGCTGAGCGCGTTGAGTTAATATAGAAGTATAAGTATTATCTACTGCAATAGCAGACTCTGCTAATTCCATATCTACCAAAATACCTCTATCATTGATATTCTGGTCAAGCACATACATTTCTCGTTCAATCTTTGGAATGGTGTAAGACTCTAATCTCTTAAATATCTCACGCTCAGCTAATACATCATATTTATTATATTCCTTATACATTTCCCATTTTTCAGGAGCATGTTCTGGATAATTGCGTGTACGCATTCCATTAACTCGAGTTGCTTTACATGGGCATGAGAAGTATTTAATAAGCGCTTTACCAGTATCTAGCTTTTTATCTGTAAGATTAAGAGCCTTTGATACTCCGTCCAAAGAAAGTGGTAAACCACAATACGCAGCTTTTACAGAGGTACAATACCACTGTTCTGCTGGAACATTATATCCTATACGCTTAAAGCTCAAGCGCTCAAATACTGCATTATGCGCCACTTTTACACAATCTGGGTCAAGTAATGCTTCTTCAAACTCTTCAGGCATTTCTTCACCTTGAGCTAAATCAACAATGTTAACTGGCCCATCATCTAATGCATATCCTATAATCAGTATCTCAAAGTCTGGTGACTCTATATATTTATAGGCACCAGAGTCTTTAATATCTACTGAGGAAAATGTTTCGACGTCTATAAAAAGATATTTTGCCATTATTTCTTAATTTGATATTATAATAGGAGTATAGGCGGGACTCGAACCCGCATAACAGGCACACAAACCAATGGCACTCTGTGGTTTTACCATTAAACTACTATACTTGCTGATGCAGAGAGGAAATTACATCAGCTCATCATTCCATTCGTTCTCACCTCCGAAGTCTTCTTCAGCAGTAGAACCACCGGCCAACATCTCACCGTCTTCAAGCTTCTGGAGATTGTTCAATCCGGTAGCGATGCCTTTGGATGAAACATTGAAAGCATAGAAGTTGATTGAAGCACGACCATAACAACCTGAATAGAACTCGTCTCTGCTCATGATTGGATTGAGTGAGCGGTCCACAATGCTTGGCTGGCGCATCGAGTTTGCATTGATGAAATAGTGGTCCTCAAATGCTGGGTCATCCGGACGTTCTTCATCGCCATCGCGTAGAGGCAATTTGAGGTTTGCTGGAATACGGCCATTCTTATCTGCGAGTTTTGCCTTACCTGCTTCTTTTGCAGCTTCTACGGCTTTCTTGATTTTGTCAATAGTAGCCGTATCGCTCTTAGGAATAAGAACGCAGATATTGTACTTAGGAGTATCGCCCTCATTCATAGCTGTGGGCTCGAACACATTTACATAGCAAAATCTTACTTTGCCAGTTACAACCTTGGTTGAATTTACTTGATTACTCATTGTCTTTTAATTTAAGTTGTTATTATTCTTTGAAATCTAATTGTGCTTGAGCATATCCCATTGCTGGTCTCTTGTCTTCAAGCGGTACAAGAGTAGGTTTGCCTTGTGGCTTGATAACCACATCTGAGAGTATTTCCTCAAAACGCTTTTTGCCTACTATCTTTTCAATTGAAGTAATTGGCTTAAGCTTCATGTTGAAAATCTCATCTTCTGATAACTCAGGGCAACGGGCAAAGATTGCATTTGAGGCTTGGTCTTCATCAACCCATTTGCGCCTACTTATACCCTCAACTAATTTAAGCCCCGGCCATTGCTTATTCTCGTTAACCGCTTTAGTTTGTGCATATTCTGCTATTGAATTAGCCCATTCTATAAGCTTAGGCACACGCTTAACTATATCAGCAATCTCATCATCGGTTAACAACTCTGGGTCTGCGAATTCGTGTTGTGCAATTTCGAGTTGTTGCTCATAAAGCTTACGACACTGATTACGCACAGCACAAAATCTACACCAATCTCCAGCATTGAGTTCTCCTTTACCTTCAAAAGCAAGTTCAGCTCTTGGTCTAAGCTCCTCTTCTGCCCATCTGCGGAGTTCTTCAACAGATATTTGCCAACTTGATATATTGTTAATGCGAGGCTGTATAATAGTCAATCGCACTTCCGTTATATCATACATTGTATCATATTTCTGCAAAGCTCCAAGCCCATAAAGCATAAGTTGCTTATTCCATTCAGCATATACTGGAACACCTTTTCCATATTTTAAGTCAATAACTTCCATAAGGTTGTCATTGATAACAACACAGTCAGCTGTTCCAAAGCTTTCAGGCACATATTCTGTCAAATCGAGTTTCTGCTCAATTTCCATGACGGCTAACGGATTTTCAGTTTTTGCTTCAGCTAATTGTTCTGAGCAATAATCCGTATAGATAGGTACAACTTCAAGCATTTCCTCGCTGAACAGGTCATTTGCCATTATCTCTTCGAGCCTTTGGTCAAAGTCTTGCTCACTAATGCTGTTAAGTGTATCTTTTCTCAGGTAAAGCTCTGAGAGCTCATGAGCTAATGTACCTTCTTCTGCATATACCGAAGACTTCTTTTCTCCGTATTCATCTTCAAGCTTGGCAGACGGAGTACAATTCAGCCATCTTCCTGCTCCAGAAGCCGAGAGGAGTGCATGACTCCTCTGACTATGTTTCTGTGGTTTAGTACTACTTGTCGCTTGAGCCATATTCTTTTATCAATTTTGCCAAATAACAGCATTGAATAGCACACTGAGCATAAAGCTCTGGATTTTCTCTGCGAAACTTCTGAGCTGCTTTTTGCAATTTCTTTGTACTCGACATAATTACAGTGACTCTAAGAAGTTATACATTTCATCATACTTAGCCGGGTCAAGCTTTGTTACACTCGGGGCTCCAAGCTCATTGAGTTTCTGCTTGATTACGTCGCGATGCTCATTGACCTTCTTTGCAAGCATTCCGCGAACATCCTCAATGCTCTTAGAGGCAGAAGAAGCAGCCGGAGCAGCAGGTGCTGAAGGAGCAGGCTCGGCAGCGCTCTGAGTCTGGGCAGGTGCCGCAGGCTGAGGAGTAGGTTTTGCGGGAGCTGGCTTTGCTAGCGCAGCAGGAGCAGGTTTAGAAACTGAAGCGGTTACTTGAGCTCCACTTGGAACTCCTGCTGCAAACAATGAAGTTAAAAACTTCTGCGTATTTTCAGACAGGTTTACGCTAACCTCAACAGAAATTTTAATGGTTTCCATTTTCGTAATTTTTAATGAAGTTATCTAAATAGTTAATAAACTCGTTTACTGTCATATCTGGTACGTTTGAGAGTTTTTGGTGGATAAGCTCATTATTCTTATATATAGATACGTACACGCCTTTATAATTCAGCTTTACTTTATATTCGCCTTTCAGCATTGTTAGGCATCCATCTTCAGATGAACCTTTCCAAGTATTTGCTGAAAACAAATCAGTTACTAACACGCCAATATGATTGGCCAATCGCTCTAACTGTATAACATCCAAATTGGCTTCACCCTTTAACACACGGTCAAATGCCTGTTTCGGATATTTAATAGTAGGAAATAACACCTTCGCTAAATCTTCCGTATTTAGCTTGTAGTGCTCAATTACATTACTTATATTAAACTGTTCCATATTTTGGTGAATTTTATTATTTTATTTTCGATATGCAAATATACAAACTATTCTCGAAAGAAAAAAATTTTTCCATTATTTTTTGAGAATTTATTTGTTAAAAATAATTAAACAGCAATTTTAGTGCGGCTTTGAAATTGCTGTAAACAAAGAAACAATAAAAACAATGCCTCTATATATTTCAAACTTAATTTCTTAATTTCCGATTAACATTAAGGTTAATAAGAAATATCAGCTTTTAATACGAAAAGATTTAATGAAATTATTGTTTCTTTGTTTACAGCATATATAAGTAATTGATTTTGAGCACTTTAGGCGTAAACAATGACTTGTTTATATTGTTTCTGTTGTTTACCGCTTTATGAAGTATTTTGCACACAGCCATATAATTACTAAGGCTATGGCAGTTATCAAGTATTCACCCATATTAATTTTTATCTTTTGCCATTTAGTAAGTTGAGCTTCTACAGGATACACGACCTGGATTGTATCAACTTTTTCTCGCCAGAGAGTATCATGCTTTTCTATGTATTTATACAAGTATTTATATTTACTGAGATACACGGTATCGCCTTTGCGCTCTACATATATTGAATCTCTATGATATATGCTATCAATTTTGGTCTGAGATAAGTAAGTAGTATCTCTTTTCGTTGTTTCCACTGGCACATATTGAATTGACTTACAGCTATATAATATAGTGGCTAAAAATATAAGTGTAATTATTCTCGCTAATTCTCGCATAATCTTTGAGTTTTATTTGTTATTATTCATATTTAATATAAAAACCATTCTCGCACATAAGAAATTATTGCGAGAATGGCTTTTATGTGCTTCAGAGGTCTTTATACTCGTACTTAGCATCAAAGCTGGGGCATGCCTTAGCTGCAAATTCTCTGTGTCCATGAATAGTAGCATTTGGGTATTTTACCTTTAAGCTTTTCAGCAATTCGAGTAAAGATTGCTTTTGAGCCTCAGTGCGCGTATCTTTAGGAGTTTTACCGTCTTTAGCAACGCCTCCTACATAGCATATTCCTATAGAATTTGCATTTTGACCTGAGCAGTGGGCTCCAACTACACTTTCATCTCTGCCTTTATGAACAGAGCCATCGAGCTCAACCACATAGTGATAACCAATATCTTTCCAATGATTACCATTCACATGCCAATCCCTGATAGTTTCGGTTTTAACGTCTTTACCTTCAGGTGTTGCTGAGCAATGCACTATAAGTTTATCAATCTTTCTCATTTTATTTTGTCTTGTTGTATAAGTTCATATATTATTTTTGCTAAATAGTCTTCACCTTGCTGAATACATTTTTCCTCTATGTTTTTTAGAAGTGTTTCTTTTTGGCTGAAGTCTATAATATCAAGAGAACTTTTAAATTCTTTTCTGTTATTGTCTTTTACAATTACAGTAAGATTATTTGGCGTTTCGGAAAAACCACAATCTTTTTTAACTTCTAACATTAATACACCATTATAAAGCTTATCAAGATTTAATGTAAGTTCACTTTTATTAGTTCCTACAGACCATTCACCATTTGGCGCGGTGTTTATATTTGTAAAATTCGCCGCAGGAGACATCTGTAAAGTACAGTTATCTGTTACATCATCGCCTTGCGTTTTATTAAATGAAATCACAAGCCATGGAAAACTTGATTTGCTTTCTTCGTATGTATATTTTTTCCTATACGCTTCATACACATATTTTTCGTATTCGTTTTGATTACGAACTATATTTACATTAATGTTTGTAAGTATCATTTTTATTCGTATTTAATTGTTTTACTATTTTATTAAAGACTTCGTGGCCTTGTTCAGTAGTAGCTGCTTGAATAATCTGCTTAATCATATCTGGAACATCTCCGGCATGTGCTTTTCTTCTTTTACTATTTTCTAATACAGATTTGCCTTCTATACAAAGTATTGCTAAAGCACAAAGCATAGTTGCAAATGGCAGTATATAAAATGATAGCAAGCTTCCTAAAACATCTACCATAAATGCAAACATGAGAACTCTAGCATAATCGCCTATTTTTACAATAGTACGCCTAAAGCCATGAGACATAAGCTTTTCGCCTAAAATCTTTGCCGTTAATGTACCACTCCAAAAATCAACGATACACGCTATAGTAGAGAAAATCCAGCATATAACTATTATTACTACTCTAACAGTTATAAAAAACATAAGAGCTTCTAGGTCTTTTGCTTCAATCAGTTCTAGCATAGCATTTTCCTTGTTATGTTATAAAACATGTTTCTTATAATTTCACCAACCAAATAACTGGCGCTTTCGCTATAAGGACTGAAATTCAACGTTTTAGCAATATGCTTTTCGATGTGGTCTACTTCATGAGCAAAGCTATTGAAAAATTCCCAAATATCAGTAGTTTTTGATACTACTATTGCACTACGTTTATATTTAGGATTGCTATAAGCTATTCCTATATTACGCCTATTTGAGTATAAAATTTCTTTAGCTCTATTCAAAAATCGTTTACTGCATCTTAAGCTATACAACTCATCTATTATTTCTTCTGCATCTTTGGCATCTGTCATTATAAAGTACGATATGTGCCAATTAGCATAGTTTTCAAGATAGAATTTTCCTGCTATCATAGAATTTCTTCCCAATCTACAGCTATACCTCTGGATGTCATTTTAGCATCCCATTCACGCATTATTTCTCCATCGCCTGCATCTACGTCGTCAACTACGTCTTTTACGTACAAAGCTAAATGCTGCTCATCGGTAATACTGCTTTTAAGCAAATCAGCTTTTCCCATATTAGCAACATACACATAGTCATAGTCTACATTATTTTCTAGAGTCACACCGTATTTTGCAAGCATAGAGTCGACTTGGTCTTTTGTAAGAGGCTCTATCTTCTCTGTCTTACCAGTAGAAGCATTCTTTTTGCGCATTAGACTTACTGCAAAATCACATGCCTTTTTGTTAAAATGCCATCCATGAAATCGAAGGTATTTTCTCATTTCCGTTGGTATGTCATCATACATATCAAGTGGTAATCTTTTTCTTGTTGCCATATTATTAAAGTTTTTTAAGTAAAAGAGGCCGTACTCAACAAGCACGGCCTCAGTTGAAATTAGTTATTAATAGCGGCGTCCTCGACCGTATCTACGACGACCATATCTACCAGTACCAGGTACACCTCGGCGCTCATTGTAGTCCTCATCATCGTCATCGTCTTCATCGCGGTAACCACCTGTGCCACCGCCATTACTGCCACCACCGTAGCGCTCATCAAACTCTTCTGACTCAAGAATTTCATCTTCAATAAATTCCATGAGCTTCTTTGCGCCTCTATGCACTTTTTCTGCACATTCATAAAGCTTATCAGCCTGGCGCTCTTTGATTTTAATTATCGTAGGCATATTTTCTACAAAATTACATGTTTAACTTTTCTTTACAGGACTTCCCAATTGCTCTAATAAAGAGGCCATCATACCTTTCATTTCAGATTGTGACTTGTAAAGTTCTTTCAGCTGTGTTTTTAATTCACTGTTTTCCTTTTCGAGCCTTTGCCTTTCTGCTATTTCAGGATTTAGTGTGACCATTATGTTCTTGCAACTTTCGATAATCTGCCTATGAGCATTGATAACCTCATCTGCGATAGCAACTTCGCTACTATGCATGTATGCTGCTACTTCTGCATTTACAGCATCTCTGTTACAAGATACAAATAATCCATTACCACAATCCTGAATATCAGTAGAAGGAGTTAGGCCTTCGATAGGCTGAACTTTGTCTCCTATTTTAATGGACAAATCTACGACTTGCTCTTGCTGTTGAGGCATAAAGCCGGCATAAGGCTGTCCTGGAGTTGGAATTGGATATTTCTGCCGTATTTTAGGCTCGGCGATAACCTGTCCTATCTCCAATTTAGGAGAATTATCTTTATGAAAGATATAAACTGTGCTGCCAGTTCTTAGATTTTGAAAAGCCATGATTTTTAATTTTTAAGTCATTATATTAAGCTGCAGAAGTTGGGAAAACATAAAGTATCTTATCTTCAGAGTCATAAATAGCCAAGTATACGCCAGAACGAGTAAAGTCAGCTACAGTCATAGCCACGCCAGTATTATAATTAATGGCCGCTTGATTGCTGCCATTAGCAGTAAATACTACAGGCAATGTATCTGTTGTACCGGCTGGAATTAAAGGTAATTTAAATAAAATCAGTCCAATAAATGGTGCGTTAAGGAACGCCTGATTTTGAAATACAAATTGTACCTCTGTAGCCGCTACATTTACTCTGGTTGCTTCTAAGCGGGGAATTCCTTGACTATTAGCCAAAATCAAAGGATTAATAGGATATGACATAGTTGCCTCCTTTCCTATTAACCCCAACCACCATTATTACCGCAGTTATATCCGTAACCCCAAGGATAACCATAGCCACCAAACGCACCACATGCGCCATATGCAGCAGGTGATACCTGAAGAGGAATATTAAAGCCAGTATTGACTTTTACATAATTGTCTCCACAAGGAATTACCTTAGTTTCAGGCAAGTGACACTTAATGCCCGCAATCTCTGTATTAAGAGAGTTGATACCGGCATTCAAAGGAGCTACAGCCTGGCCAATCATCTGAGCAAAAGCAGCTGACTGCTGTGCGTTATTGATGATAACAGCCTGTTCAGCAATTCGGCGGTCGCGCTCAGAAATTTCGCGCTGCATTTCGCGCATCTCAGCAGCACGCTGACCAGCGAGAATTGACTCAGTAGATGCCTGAATAGCCTTTTCAATATTACAAGTCTGGTCACGGGTTGCATAGCCAACATCGGCAAAGCCACGCTCAACACTGCGATTAACGTCATTAAGCTCTCCTTGCAATGCAATAGTCTGGTCCTTGATACCTGTTTTGATATCGCAGCAGCAGTTGCAGATTTGCTGAGTAAGAGCCATATTGCCTTGCTGAATTGAGTTGATAATTTGCTGACCAGTCATACCGACCTGATTACCTACATTACATACTTGGCTAGCAACTTGCTGGATAGCAGCCTGTACCTGACCAATAGAGCAATTCAAAGCGCTTGCCAACTGGCTAATATCAACGCCATTGCGTTGAATTGCGTCCATGAGCATTTGGCGTTCTGTGCTGTTATTGCTATTGCCACCAAATAAGCCATTGCCATTTCCGCCAAAGATTGCGGCGATGACAATAAGAGCGATAATACCGTCCCAGCCATTTCCAAATGAGCCATTTCTGTTTCCACACAAAGCCATTACTGCATTAGCATCAAGGCCTTTAGACTGACAAGCGGATGCAAGCATACCTGCGAGGAAGTTATTCCCAGTGCCTCCACTGTCCGGAACTACGATTGTCTTTTCGACATCAAAATTTCCCATAATTTTAGAAATTTTTAATTGTTAAACTTAAGTTAATTATATGCAGACGCCTCTCTAGAAAAGGCATAAAATACAAATTATTTTTTATATAAATCTAGCATAGGTTTTCTAAGCCTGTATATTTCTCCTATTGGCTTAATATTAATTTTAGAATTAGCATATTCAATTATTTCCTTTAAATTGGCTAGTGATGGAGTTATTTCATCAATAGTACCACTGTCGTTAAAATCATAACTATGCGTTCCTAATATCAACCATGCCCCTTTTTCTACGGCTTCATCAATGATTGCTTTTATTTGTGTTTTAGTATTTGACGCCGAGATACGAATAAAATATCGTTCAAGTTTGTAAGGGTTATGTATACCAACATTATACTTACCTACTCCCGTTATGCCAAATTCCAACCAAGTTTTAACCATTTCTACAGTATCTGAAAAATTTGAACTGCCACCTGGATAAATGATACAAGAATCATTTAATAAGCTATTGTCCTTGAAAACCCTAATGGTCTTAATAAGACTCTGTTCAGTCCAAGCTCTACCTTGATAAGTACCAGCGCTTGCAGATGCATACCATCCTTTATGAACTGGATGAATTTGCATATGGAATCCTTCAAGTTCATACTGTTTTATTAGTTCTAGCTGTTCTTCGCTAAAGCTATAAATGGAATCAATAGGATAATCTCCTGTACCTTGTGTATATTCGGGAATAAGTCCGAAATCACATTTACAACCAACTTCATCACAAATATTTTTAATTTTCGGTACAGATGTCAGATTAAAATCATCGTCCACCCAAGATATTGCAGGAGTGTTATACATCTTAATATATTTATCTTTTAAAGAAATAATTGTCTGTCTTGTAGACAAAGCTATAATTGGGAAATTATTTATATCAGATATATAAGATATATTCAGTTGATATTCTGATGATGATGTAGCAATGACTGTTTTACCATCATCAACTTCAGACCAATCAATCAAACAATAATT